GGTAATCCTAAACAACACAAATGAAGAAGATGATTTCCATCCGGTTTGATGAGCGTACGCTGATGTTGCTCGATGAGTTATCTCAGCTTACGGGGTCAAGCCTTTCCATTTTGGTAAGGGCTTTGGTCAAGCGTTCGCTTGACGAGCTGGTGGATGATGACGGGAATATAAAACCTTTAAGTATGAGAAATGAAGGTAAGACAACTCAGTAGGCGTAGGACACCTGATGTGCGTGTGATGAATGTACTTGCCAATAACTACATCCAGCTCATGCAGCGTTGCGGTGTGTCAAAGCGTGGTTGCTTCTGCTCTAAAAGTTATGAGGACATATTCGAGGATACGATAATGATTGTTGCCTCAGACGTAAAGGCAAAGGCAATGGAGAGTGACAAGGATATACTTGACTGGTTCTGTTACCGCTACAGGATGGTGGAGTACCAGGCAGTGAACGACAACAGACAACTAAGGGAGGTTAACTATGCCGACGATAAGATTGCTAAGAAGTGAGAGGAAGGGCGTGCCTTCCGACAAGAGAAAGGAGAGGATAAAGATCTACTCCTCGGAGAAATGGAAGCACCTGAGGCAGGTGAAGCTATATAACTCACCTTTGTGTGAGCGTTGCCTGAAGATGGGAAAGACTGTGCCGGCTGACGACGTGCATCATGTGGTATCATTCATGTCGGTGGATGATCCCTATGAACGCAGGCGGTTGGCCTATGACTATGATAACCTTATGAGCCTGTGCAGGGCGTGTCATAACGACCTACACAATGCCCACAGGGGCTTGTAGGCACGATTTTGCCAAGGTGTTAAAATTTTTTAACACGTCAAGGGGTAGGGGGTGGATTTTTTCTGATTTTGGGTTTCCTAACCCGCCCGCACTTTTTTTCACGCAAACTTGAAATTTCTCATTTTTCGCACGATTTGGAATTTTGGATTTTTGATGGTGACATGAAGACTTGGAATTTGAAAAACGCAAGGATGGCTCTGCCGAGGGTGAAGGATGCTCCAAAGGCTGACACGAGGGTTGGCTCCCGTCGCAGGCACACCGTGGTTACAGAGCTTAAGAGTGCCTATCTCTACAGACGGGCATACTCCGAGACGCAGCTGCTTGACTTGGTCGGGGATTTTGAGGAGGGGCACAGTTACCACTTCCTCACCGGTGGCGATGTCGATACGCTGTCATTCCTCAAGGTGGTATTAAGACAGCAGGATCTGGACTATCTGCTACTGTCGACATGGTCCATGTCTGCAGAGGATGTCCTTCAGCTGGACGAGTGGATGAAGGCTGGCAAGATCAGGCGTATGGATGCCTTTGTCGGTGATGGATTCACCGGCACCTTCAGGGTTGAGTGGGAGATGCTCCAGGATCTGTATGCACGCCACCAGTGTGGCCGGTTGGTGGTGGCACGTATTCATTCAAAGATATTTGCCGGTCATGGTAAACGGTTCCCGTTTGTGATGGAGGGTAGTGCCGACATCTGCACGAACATGAGGACGGAGAACACATGTATAACCATCGACAAGGGACTGCTTGGTTTTGTCAAGGAGTTCTTTGACGGGATTAACAGTATCACATGAAGAAGAATGAGAAAATCAAGAGGGGTATCTGTGAGACGGTTAAGGAACTGAATCCTACCGTCCGTGCACTCTGCCGGAGGTTCGGTATTACGACGAGGACGTTCTACTACTGGAAGATGAAGGATGAGGCTTTCCGCAAGGCCTATGAGGAGGCTGTGCAGGAATACCTCACCGGACTTAACATAGACGCGAAGAAGTCTCTTGCCAAGCTGGTGAAGGGCTTCACCGTCACGGACACAAAGACATTCTACGGCTCTGACAAGAACGGCGAGGCGGTGATAGTCCAGGTAATAGAGACAAAGCGTGAGATACCGCCATCGGTTGAGGCTGTCAAGTTTGCACTTACGAACCTTGATCCAAGCAACTTTGAGAAATGATAAAGATAGACTTAAAGGGTTTTGACAAGCGGACGAGGAAGTACATGACGGATGTGCTGGAGAAGCTCAACGGCGTAGGTGCAGTAGAGGAGTGCGACAAGGGTGCCCTCTGCATGCTCCGTGACAACTACGAGCTCTTCGTGCAGACGGTGGACGTGCTTCGTGCAGAGGGAACCGTGCTGAAGGACAAGCACGGCAAGATAACCATCAATCCGGCCAACAAGCTGTTGGGCAAGTACTCCGAGCAGGTGGTGAAGTACCAGCGTGAGTTCGGTCTTACTCCGAAGTCGAGGGAGAAGATACGTGCCATGGTTCCTGCCGTCGACGAGGACAACCCGTTTATGGAGTTCATGAGAAATGGAAATATGGGATGAATATGTTCATGGCGTGGAGTCCGGCAGTCAGCTGGCCTGCATATATGTCCGTCAGGCGGTGTCACGCTATCGTACGATGCTCTCTGACGACCGATTTGAGTTCCGTGTCTCTTCCGTGAGGAAGGTGGTCAGCTTCTTCGCCTTGCTGCGACATTTCCAGGGCTCCCATGCGGGGAAGAAGTTCGTGCTTGCTCCGTGGCAGCAGTTCATCATCGCTGCCATATACGGCTTCTACTGGAAGGGTACCAAGACACGTGTGGTTACTTCGGTGTACATCGAGATGGCCCGGAAGCAGGGGAAGACGGCCTTTGCTGCTGGGCTTGCACTCTACCACATGATGGCAGACGGAGAACCGGCTGCGGAGGTCTACCTTGCAGCCAACTCAAAGGAGCAGGCAAAGATAGCATACAGCTTCTGCAAGGCCTTTGCAAAGGGTCTTGACCCGAAGTCACAGCTCTTGCGTATCTTCCGTGACCGCATCACCTTCGATGCGACGAACTCCCAGATGAGGGTGCTTGCGGCTGACTCCACCAAGCTTGACGGACCTAACCCGTCAATGTACCTGCTGGACGAGTACCATGCAGCAAAGGACACGTCTCTCAAGGATGTCCTCCAGTCCGGTCAGGGTATGCGTGACAACCCGATGCAGATCATCATCACCACGGCAGGATTTGACAAGCTTGGACCGTGCTACGAGATGCGTACGACCTGCACGGAGATCCTGCAGGGAATCAAGGAGGACTGGTCGCTGTTTGCCATCATTTACACCATTGACGATACCGATGACTGGAAGGATCCTGCAGTATGGCCGAAGTCAAATCCTAACCTGGGTGTGACGGTGAAGCCCAAGTACATCGAGGACCAGATACAGAAGGCTATGAACTCTCCGAGCGAGGAGGTCGGCGTGAGGACGAAGAACATCAACCAGTGGTGTGACGCAGAGGAAGTGTGGATACCGGACAGGTACATCCTGCAGTCTACGCTGAAGTACGATGCTTCCTTGTTCTCCGGACAGGAGATCTTCGTGGGCATCGACCTTTCCGCCACCACCGACCTTACGGCAGTCGGGTTCATGATGCCGAGGGAGGACGAGGACATGATGAGGCTGTACTTCTACCTACGCTACTACCTTCCGGAGGCGGCGTTGTCGGCCAACAGGTTCAAGGAGCTCTATGGGGCATGGAGGAGGCAGGGCTGCCTAACGGTCACTCCCGGCAACGTGACGGACTACGACTACATCCTCAATGACATCATGGACATGCAGCGTGTCTACGGCTGCTACATAAACGCCGTTGGCTATGACTCATGGAACGCAACCCAGTTCGCCATCGACGCAACGCAGGCAGGGTTGCCGATGCAGCCTTTCTCCCAGAGCATCGGGAACTTCAACAAGCCGACCAAGGAGCTTGAGCGGCTCATCCTATCGGACCGTGTACGCTTTGACGGCAACATCATCACCAGGCACTGCTTCCGTAACGTGGTGATGGCACGTGACAGCAACGGCAACACCAAGCCGTCGAAGAAGTTCGTGGAGAAGAAGATAGACGGCGTGATAACCATCATAGAGGCTCTCGGCGTCTGGCTCTCTTCACCTCGTTTCGGTGACTTCTACTGATGTATGACAACCAAGCGGTTAGTATCAAAAAGACGATATGAAACTGTTTGGTTACGAGATAAGAAAGGCAGCTACGGAGAAGGAGATCTCCCAGGTGCCTTATACCGGCTTCTCATCGCTGATGAGCAGGAGGAAGCCGATGCTGTTGTCTACGGTATACCGCTGTGTGGACCTTATCAGTGACTCCGTGGCAGTCCTTCCGTTCAAGGTGTACGGCATAGACTCGGACGGGTTCAAGCATGAGGCCAAGGACAACCCAATCTACTGGCTGCTGGATGAGGAGCCGAACGACAACATGACCCGCTTCACTTTCTTCAAGACGATGGTGGCTTCACAGCTGCTGACGGGCAATGCCTATGCCTATATCCAGCGTGACAAGCAAGGTACGCCGGAGCAGCTGATATACATACCTTCCCAGATGGTGGATATCGTCTGGGTGAGGGACTCATCCGGCATTGAGCGTAAGCGTTACAAGGTAAGCACGTTCAAGGAGCTGGTGGAGCCGTGGGACATGATCCATGTACTCAACTTCTCCTATGACGGCATCATCGGAGTGTCTACCCTGACACATGCTGCACAGACGATAGACATTGCCACTTCTGCCGAGGAGCATGCATCCGGATTCTTCAAGTCCGGAGGTGCAATCACCGGTGCCCTGACGGTGGAAGGTCCCCGTCTTGACAAGAAGCAGAAGGACCAGATCTACGAGACATGGAACTCAAGGACGAACCCTGTCACCGGCCATCCCAACGGCATCGTGATATTGGAGAGCAACATGAAGTACCAGCCTATCTCCATCAACCCTAAGGATTCCCAGTTCCTTGAGAGCAGGGAGTTCAACGTGGTGGACATCTGCAGGTTCTTCTCGGTGTCTCCGGTGAAGGCCTTTGACCTCTCAAAGTCGTCTTACTCAACGGTTGAGGCTACACAGCTGCAGTTCCTCACCGACACCGTCCTTGCAGAGATTACCAAGATAGAGTGTGAGATAAACAAGAAGCTGTTCCGTGGCCTGGAGCGTGGGAAGCTGCGTGCAGAGTTTGACACGAGCGTCATCCTGCGTACGGACAAGGCTGCCCAGGCTACCTACTGGCGTGAGCTCTTCAACATGGGTGCTGCTACGCCCAACGAGATCCGCAGGATCAACAATCTTGACCGGATGGAGCATGGTGACGATGCGTTCATCCAGGTGAACATGCAGCCGTTGAATATGTATGACAAACAAAAGGTTAGTGATTGATATGGATGAAAAAAGAGAAGTACGGAATCTTCAGTCATCGGTGACGGTCACCGACGGTACTGAGAAGCGGACGGTGGAGGGATATGCCCTGCTGTTCGATACGCCATCTACCGGTCTTTCCTTTGAGGAACGGATAGAGGCTGGTGCGTTGGACGGAGTAATCGAGAAGTCCGATGTGTATGCGTTGCTTAACCATAATCCCGAACGTGGCATCCTGGCACGGTGTGAGTACGGCAAGGGCTCCCTGGAGCTGATCGTTGACACGAAGGGGCTGATGTACCGCTTTGAGGCACCAAAGACAGCCTTGGGTGACGAACTGCTGGAGAACATCAGGCGTGGCGAGGTACACCAGAGCTCGTTCGCTTTCGATGTGGAGAACGACGAGTGGAAGAAGAAGTCTGACGGTACGTGGACACGTACCATCAAGAAGTTCGGCAACATCTACGATGTGTCTCCGGTATATGCTCCGGCATATTCGGCTACATCGGTCTACCTGCGTGGGCGTGATGAGGCGGAACGCAAGCTGGAGGAGGAGAGACGGAGTCAGGAGCCGTCCGAGGAATATTATGAGAATCTGAAAAACATGTTTAACTGTTAGTAATATGAAAGAAAAAAGTATCAATGAATTGATGGAGGAGCGTAAGGCCCTCTTGACTCGCACTCGTGAGATCATCGGCAAGGCTAAGGAAGAGAAGCGTGCCGTAAGTGCCGAGGAGCGTGAGGAAATGGAGAAGAATGAACTCCGAGTAAAGGAAATCAACCTTGAGATTGAGAGCCGTAACGATGTGAAGCCGGTGAAAGCTGCTAAGGCTAAGGCTGGCCGTTTCTCATTGGTAAGAGCCATCCGCAGTGCATTGGGTGACACACCTGACGAGTTTACGGCAGAAGTCATGCAGCGTGCCGCAGAGCGTCATGCAAAGGCTGGTTTGGAATCGGCAGGTTTCGTCGTTCCTGCTTTCGAGAGAAGAGACGAACCCGTCGTGGTCGTGAACGACCTTCAGGCAACAGCTGCCACTCTTGGCAAGGAGACCGTTCCTACCGAGACTATGGCATTGCTGGAGCCGTTGTATGCCAACCAGGTATTGAGCAGCTTCACACTTCTGACCGGCTTGAGCTCAAACATCAGCATCCCTTCCATGACTGCAGGTGCAGCAGGATGGGCTGACGAGATTGGAGACGCTGCTGCAAGCGGAGAGAAGTTCGCTTCAAAGGGTATGAAGCCGAAGCGTCTTACCTGCTACTGCCCGATCAGCAAGCAGCTGCTCATCCAGAGCAACTCAAACATCGAGGCTATCATCCGTGCAGACATCCAGAAGGCTGTCATGGACAAGTTGCAGTCCACCATCCTCGGTGATGCAGCCGGTACTGACAACAAGCCTGCAGGTCTGTTCAACGGTGCAACTGCAATCGCTTCCTTGAACTTCGCTGAATTGGTAGGCGTGGAGAAGACTGTAGAGGATGCAAACGTAATCGCTACAGGCTACATCATCAACCCTACGATCAAGGCTATTGCCCGTGTGGCTACAAAGGCACAGGGCCAGGGCGGATTCCTCTTCGACGGAGGTCAGCTGCTCGGTATGCCGACAGCCGTTACGACTGCATCAAGCGGTCTGCTGTTCGGTGACTTGAAGGAAGTGATCGTCGGCCAGTGGGGTGACATCGACATCGTCGTTGATCCTTACACCCGTGCCGGCAAGGGTGAGATTCTGTTGACAATCAACACATACTGGGATGCAATCTTGCGTCGCAGCAATGCTGTTGTGGCTAAAAAGGTAACTGCCTGATTAAAATAGTGCGATATGTATGTGACGTTGGAACAAGCGAAGGCTCATCTGAACGTGGAGTCCTCATTCACGGAGGATGATGCGTACATCACCTCGTTGATCGGGGTGGCTGAGGCTAAGGTGGCAAAGGAGTTATGTGTCAGTGTGGATGACCTTGAGACGCTGGATGGCGGTGAGGGCATTCCATACCCGATATACCAGGCGATCCTGCTTTCCATCGGCACATACTATCGCTTCCGTGAGGATATCACTACGGTGGAGACAAAGAGGCTCGTTCAGGGAGCATTGTATCTTATTCAGATGTACAGGGATTACACGAAATGATAGCGGGTGAACTTGACGACATAATGGTTATTCAGCAGCTGGCCACTGACAGGAGCAATCCGGTAGGTGCCCTCGTGCAGACATGGGCGGACCTGATGTCCGTAAGGTGCTCGGTGGCTGACAAGTCAGGGAGTGTTAAGGTGGACAACTATGAGACGGTATCGTCACATAGCATAGAGTTCACGACGCACCTCAGGCGTTCCATCAAGCGTAAGGACATGCGTATATCCTATCGTGGTGAGCTGTACAGGATTGAGTCGGTGCTTCATGACAGGCAGATGATGAAGACGGTCATATCTGCTACGCTGATCAATGAGTAGTCTTGGCTACATACTGACAGGTCGGATTGCACGTGCTCCGAAGACAGGGCAGAGCGTCCAGGTTGACACGTCGAGGATCAACGAGTTGTTTGACCGGCTGAACATGAGTGACAAGGAGGCGAAGAACGCCATCCGCCGGTCGCTCAGGGAGTCCGGCAACCTCGTGAAGAACCAGACGGTCGCAGACCTGAAGATGGTGCGTAACAAGGACGGGTCATCGCTGAAGTGGGCAGGTCTCGTGAACTTCCTTCGTGTGGCGGTCTACCGTGATGCGTCTGGAGTGGTCGTGACAGGTATTGACCAGCGAAAGAAGACGAACGAGAAACTGGAAAAGCAGGGGATAAAGAAGAACCTTTCGTTCATCCTCCGCTTCATCAACCAGGGAACGAAGGAACGCTATGCAAGGCGTTACAAGCTGAAGAAAGTGAGGAAGAAGGGCCTTCACTACCAGAAGTCGGGAACCGGTCAGCGTGAGAGGAAGGGCAACGGGCTGAGGTACCGTGGGCACATCAGGGCATCGTGGTTCTTCACTACCGCATGGGAGTCCAAGAAGGATGAGGCCATGTCGAGGCTGGAAGATGGTATCATCAGGCACATAGAGAAAATAGCAAGCAAGAGGAAATGAGCATACTTGTAGCAAAGCATATCAATTCGGTATTGAGCGGTGACGAGCAGCTGTCTCAGGCTGTGGGTGACAGGATATATCTGGAGGGCATCAAGAACGAGACGCAGTTCCCGTATATCATCTTCGACTACGATGTGTCTCCGGACAGTGAGAACTCGACGAAGGACGGTGACAGCGACGTGTGCAACGTGGTCGTTGGTGTCTATTCAGATGAGCCTATAAGGTCGCTGGAGATAGCCGAGAGGGTGCGTGAGGTACTGTCGGACTCAGAAGGTGACTATGGCACCTTCCAGGTTGACGATACTGTCTTTGACGGCTATGAGGGCTACTTTGACGACGGCTTTTATTTGAGGATTCTAAGGTTTAACATTTATACGAGTAAGTAATATGGCAAAGAAACTGAGAGGTCGTGATTTCATGGTGTTTGTAGGCGGCAAGGCTGTTGCCATGGCAACGAGCCATTCCCTGAACCTTACTGCACAGACGGACGACACATCGTCCAAGGATGACGGGTTGGCTTCCAATCCGGAGGTAATCTCAACGAGCTGGGAGGCACAGACGGACGCATTGATTCCTGCAGAGGAGGCTCCGGGTGATACTTTCGACGAGTTGTTTGACTTGTTCATCGCAGGTGATCCTGTAGCTGTTGTTCTTGGCGTACCGGCCAACCATTCGGATGGTGAGGTTCCGTCCACCGGTTGGACTGTTCCTGGGAACACGCAGGTGTACTATTCAGGCAATGCAATCATTTCATCCTTGAGCCGTAATGATCCTAACGGTCAGAACGCAACCATGTCGATGACGTTGACTGGCAAGGGTGTCCTCACTAAACACACATCATGAGGATAAAGGGTGTTGACTACAAGCTGTACTGGTCGCTCGGCGGTTTCTTCGTGTATGAGGAGATTGCCGGAGAGCCATTCCAGGCTGGAAGGACGGTGAGTATGTACATGCTGCTCTATGCCTTTCTCATCTACTGCAACCGTAAGGAGGAGACCAAGTTCAACATGGAGTTCGATGAGTTCGTGGATGCTTGCTCCGAGGATCCGTCATTGTTCCAGCAGTTCATCTCGATGATGACCGAGCATGGCAAGATTGAGAAGATAGGTGAGGAAGATAAAAAAAAAGCGTAGAGCCGGTTAGTGTAATATCGCTGTATAGGGTTATGGTAGGAAGGGGCGGACTGTCTCCTTCCTATTTTTTTGAGGAGATGACCTTCAGCGAGGCGGAGCACTGGCTTGAGGGCTATCAGGAACGCAAGAAGGACGAGTGGGAACGGACGAGGATGCTGATGTGGATTGTCGCACAGGTGAACAGCCGTAGTGAGCTTTCCCCTGACGATGTTATGAAGTTTCCTTGGGATGAAGTTCAGGGTCCGTCAGATGAGGCTGAGATAAGAGAATTAAGGGAACGTGTAAAGAATTTCAAGTTATGAGCAAGACAACGGATATTATAGCGAGGCTGCTGTTGCAGACTGGTGACTTCAACCGCAACCTGGCAAGTGCGAAGAACGACGTGAAGAACCTCTCCGGCACGCTTGGTTCCATGGGTGGGGCACTGACGAAGGTGGCCGGTATCTTCGGGGTTACGGCTACGGCGGTGGGTGTGTTTGAGAAGTCAATGAACTCATCCCAGAAATTGAATGATCTGTACGAGAACACGATGGGCGGTCTCAAGGGTGCCGTGGACGAGTTCTTCTATTCGATTGCCAACGGTGACTGGACCAACTGGTTCAACGGCATATCGGGTGTCATCGACAAGGCCAAGGAGGCCAAGGCAGCACTCGACGACCTTGGGAACACTTCCATGTCGTACAACTACTTCAATGCAAAGAACATGGCCGACTTCAGCGACCAGCTGGCGATCATCAAGGACAAGACATCGTCGAAGGAGCAGGTGGAGGCAGCCAAGAAGCGTGTCAAGGAGATATTGGACAGCCAAAAGGAGATCTCACAGGTCTATTCCGATGCGGCGAATGATGCGTTGAAGAAGCAAGTGTCAAAGTTCACCGGTATAGAGTCTGCCGACATCAAACTGTTTGACATCGAGGACATCTTCCGTATCGATGTGACAGCCCTCAAGGACGATACGAAGGCGAAGCTGGAGCAGCAGTACAAGCAGTACCAGAAGGCATATTCAGACGTAGTGAGGAAAAACACGACAACGAAGGTCATCAACACGTCTGCGGGTGCAATGATGCAGGACAAGACGGACTGGGAGGCTGTCCGCAGGGAGATGGAGGGTGTAGTACCTGCATACAAGGAAGCCATCCTCTACAACGGCATACTGAACAAGGCTACGGATGAGGAACTCAAGCAGATGATGGAGCTTGGGCAGACGGCAGCCAACGTGCAGCGTGCCTACTCATCCATGGTGCAGACGGCCAACAAGGCGACACAGAAGGACATTGTCACTCCTAAGACATCACCGAAGGCGGTGGAGAAGTTCACTTCACAGCTGGAGAAGATGAAGAACGACCTTGCGGAGTGGAACAGGAAGCTGGATGACGGACTTGCCAAGGGTACGGACACGACGGAGGCCGTGAAGAAGGTGGCAGCATTGCAGAAGGCTATCAAGGAACTGGAGGACAAGCGTCACCAGATAGACCTTGAGATCAAGTACTCCATGCCGGTTCAGGATGTAAGGCAAGCAGCGGACATGCGTGCAATCAGCAATCCTACCTCCATCCCGAAGGATGCGTTGGACCTGAAGAAGATAGATGTGACGAAGAACGGGATCATGTCGATAGGTGATGCGGCGAAGAAGGCTTTCTCCGACAACATTGAGAGCATGTACGCATTTGCTGAAGGTCTTGGCTATATGGGGCAGATGGCAGACTCTGTCGGCGGTGCCTTTGAGGCTATGGGTGCATCGTCCATGGCATCCATCTACCAGGTGGCATCATCCATCATGCAGGGCGTACAGCAGTTCACGCAGATTGCAGCTGCAGCCAAGTCGGCAGCCGTTGCACAGGGTGTCGCATCGGCATCAGCCATGCCGTTCCCGTTCAATCTTGCGGCGATAGCTACTGTCGTGGCAACGATAACGAGCATCTTCGCTTCCTTCGCCAAGTTCGCTGACGGAGGTATCGTGGGTGGCAACTCATTCTCCGGTGACCGTCAGCTCGTGAGGGTGAACTCAGGCGAGATGATACTCAACAAGAACCAGCAGGCGAGGCTGTTCAACCTCCTGGATGGTGACGGCCAGTCAGGCAGGGTGATAAGGGTGGACGGCGAGGCACGTGTCAGCGGTAAGGACATGTACATAGCCATCCGTAACTATATGAAATCAACTAACAAGACATGGTAATATGGCACAGAGATATCATTTGCCCTTCAGGGACAAGAACGGCGTGCTCTACGAGATAAGGATAGATGTGGAGGGATATACCGGGTCCTCGGAGGAGTTGACCGGCAAGCGTTCTCCGTTCACCATAACGGTGGATGATGATGACTACATATACAAGCCTGTCCGTCTCTCGACGGCTGTGCTTTCCCTGCTTGAGAAGGACATCCGTACGGATCTGTTCTCTCTCAACGACCAGTATGCATCCATCAAGCTGTATCGTGGCAATGCCTTGTTCTGGACTGGTTATATAAAGCCGGAGCAGTACACGCAGCCTTACATACCTAACCCATCAGCCATCACCGTGGACTGCGTGTCTCCGATAAGCACGTTGGAGAACCTGCAGTATGTCAAGCAGACAGCGGACGGTGTGATAACGGTGAGGAGGCTGCTTGCCTACCTGCTGTCCTCTGCAGGCGGTGGCTACGTGGGTGTGAACATACCGGAGGTGTACGGCACAAATGCCCAGTCACTGGCCATCCTCGACCAGCTGACGCTCATTGAGGACAACTTTGAGGAAATGAATCTTATGGAGGTGCTGGAAGCTCTGATGAAGTTCTTCTCATGGACGCTTTGGGACACTGCAGGCGAGTTGTGGATCATAGATCCTGACTGGTTCGGTGCCTATGCTTTCTGCACGTTTAACGAATCAACCATCACAAAGTCACGTGACCTTACGCCTAACTCGATCACCCTGCAGAACGTGGGCTTTGCAGGTGCAGACCATTCGATTGACATCATACGGGGCTACAACAAGGTGACTGTACGCTCGGTGAACAACGTGTTCGGGCAGATACTTGACCAGGAGGATTTTGAGAATGACAACATAGCATATTCCATCAAGGGGTCCAAGGGCAATGACAAGGTGACTGACAACTACGTCATCCCTACCAAGTGGGAGACCTTCTGCTTTGACAAGTATGGCCATCCTGTGCCATACCTGGAGCTCTATCCGATTGACGAGCGTTACAACCAGCCATACGGTCCTTTGGGTGCTACCTGTCTCAGGCGTGCGGAGTATTCAGTACAGGTGGTGGACGGTGTGGAATATCCGGTGAGCCCAGACTACAACTGGGTGAACAGCGTTCGCTCAAGGTCGTTCTACGGAACGACGGATTGGGAAGGAGAGATGCCGGAGCCTGGCACGATTCCTATCCTCAAGATAAAGGGACCTCGTGCGTTCTGGGCGGACTGTGCCTTCTCGATATCATCGGATATTAGGATAAGGGCGATCGGAGATCAGAATCCATGGATGATGTTCCCGAATGCCATCACGTTCGATCCTGACATACGTTCGATAAAGTTCTCCCTCCGTGTGGGTGACTATTGGTGGGACGGCGAGGCATGGACGACGACGGAGTCCTCTTTCGATGTGAAGGCGATATTCACTACGCCGACCAGTTCCATAACGAACACCAAGTCGCCGGAGATGCCATATTCGGGATTGTCCGGATATCTGATACCGGTGGACGGAATTACCCTTGTTGGAGACTTCGAGCTGACTCTTTATAACACGTACGTGGACTACATCTTCCGTAACCTCATGGTGAACTATGCGAAGAAGGCAGGAAGTGATGAGGAGGGTGAGAACGGTGACCGTATCTATGAGAACGTGATATCCACTGCAAACAAGTCCCAACTGGATGAGGTGGTGTTCGACATTGGCTCCTACAACGCAGACGGTGCCACTTATTCCAAGGCTATGCTCAACGGATCCTGGCTGACGGACAACCTTTGGTCAGAGATCGAGCATAAGTATATCCGTCCGGAGGAGGGATTCATCCGCCGTGCATGTGGCAGGTATGAGCATCCTCAGATGAGGCTGACCCAGCAGGTCAGGTTCACGGAGTTCATCCTCCCGAACACCATCCTGTATGACAGGACGGTGGTTGATAAACAGTTCCAGATGATGGGTTATGTATGGGATGTGCAGCGTGCTCAAATGAATTTAACGATGGTGGAAAATGGCAATTAAGAATGTAGAGATAACGAACAGGGTATTGAAGCGTGAAGGTTCTTCAGGCTCAGTAAGCAATGTGCCCTCATCGCTTTCCTATGGCCTTAGGGAACTGGCAAACAAGGTCGACAACTCGTTCTTTGGCAAGCTGTTCTCAGCCATTGACTCAGATGGTAACGTGATTCCGGTCAACGGCTCTGCGACTCCGGTCAGGATCCGGGCGAACTTCGACTTCTTCTCCGTAGGAGAGTCTTCCGCTTTCGGTATTGATTCCTCTGGCGGAGGTGGCGGTGGAGGTGGTGTAACCGTGTATGACGGATTGGACAGCACCAACCCTAACATCGCATTGTCGGCTAATCAAGGTCGTGTTTTGAAGGGGTTGATAGACAACATGGACTTGTCTGACTATGCCTTGAAGTCGGAACTTGCTACCGTTGCGACATCGGGTAGTTACAACGACTTGACGAACAAGCCTACTATCCCAGCCGCACAGATTCAGAGTGATTGGAATCAAACAACTACTACCGCAAAGGACTACATCAAGAACAAGCCAACAAAGGTGAGTGCCTTCACGAACGATGCGAACTACGTAACATCATCCTCTCTGACGAGTACCCTTGCAAGTTACGCCACACAGACATGGGTGACGAACAAAGGCTATGCAACCACCTCGGCAATGAATACGGAATTGGCTAAGTACCTTCCGCTTACGGGTGGTACGATGTCGAACACCAATCTTGTCACCAACCTTAATGCGGACTTGTTGGATGGTGTTCACGCAAGCGGATTGTTCACGGCTCTTGCAAATAGCGGAAATAACATATCGCTTACAATCGGTGGAACGACAAAGACATTACAGGTGGGTTATGCCGATAATGCCAACTCTGCTTCAACGGCAATAACTCTTAAAAACTCCAGAACTATCTGGGGGCAAAGTTTCAACGGAGGTGCTAACGTCAAAGACACGCTGTATATGCTGTCCTCGTCCGCTACAAGTCTTAACAACCCTTCTGCAAAATTAAAGTTTAACTCTTATGGCGTTGATGCGGAAGATTCCGTTAGACGTAGCCCATATATACAGGCACTTGGCGGTTCGAGTTACGGAAGAATGAGGCTATCTATCTTCCAGAGCAATGCCTCAAACTATACGGATGATTTTGTAGAGGCTTTCACCGTTTTACCGAATGGCAATGTAGGTGTAAACACATCTGCACCAACCTACAAACTACACGTTGACGGGACAGGTTATTACTCTGGGTTACTGACCGCAAGCGGAAATATCAAGACTGCATCCTATATCGAGATTGGCGACTATCGGATTGTCGCTGATACGGCAAACACAGCCCTAAAGGTCGTAAACAAGGACGGAACAACTGCCGTGAACTTCTATGCTACAGGCGAGAACTCTGCTTTGGGCGTGAATACATCTGGTGGAGGTAGTGGTGGCGATGGTGCAAGTCTTGAAGCCGTATGGACGAGTTTGGGTAGTTCAACGGGAACTTATGGGAGTACGCAGATTAACGCTTCGCACTTGACAAGTGCCTTGAATGGCTATGCTACTCAAACGTGGGTTGAGGCTAAAGGCTATCTCACATCATACACCGAGACAGACCCTGTGTTTACGGCAAGTGCAGCACATGGAATCACAAGTGCAAACATCACGTCCTGGAACAACAAGGTATCTAACGTACAGGCTGATTGGAACGCTACAAGTGGATTAGCGGTTATATTGAACAAACCGACCAACCTTGTAACGACCACAAGCCTTAATACGGCATTAAGTGATTATCTCCCATTGGCTGGCGGTACAATGAAAAACACGAATGTAGTCACCAACCTTAATGCAGATTTAATTGACGGAGTACACCTTACATCACTTGTTCGTAAATATCCACAGGATAATTATGACCTTAACGAATTGGGCGTAGAAGGTTCTATGTATCGTTTGAGTAGTGCTAATACAAATGCCTTTACGAATAGCAATTATGGCAACGTACTTGTTGTAGGCGTAAGAGGTACTGATACGTGTTATCAACTTGGAGCACCTTATAGTACACAAAAATTATACTTTAGGACTGGTTCTTGGCATTCGGATGGCGGTACTATTAGGACTAATCCGTGGAAAGAGATTGCTTTTACAGATTCCAATGTTGCGAGTGCTACCGCCCTTGAAACATCACGAACCTTGTGGGGACAGAATTTCGATGGTTCGGCAAATGTGTCGGGTGATATGACAGGCGTGGGAAACCTAACCGCAAGTGGCAACATAAATGTTTCAAACGAAAATGGTGCTATAAGGCTTATATCTTCTGCTGGGCGAGGGGTTTATGATGTGACAAGTTCAAAGTGGCTTATCGGAACGAATGGCACTAATACATATCTCATGGACGGGAATGTGGGAATCAACACAACTTCGCCACAATATAAGTTACACGTAGCGTCTCCAACATATTCCTTTTCAAGCATTGGCATTTCAGGAGGTGCTATATATTTCAGAAAGTTGTCAACATATACATCTGGTTTTGAACACGCATTATACTTTGAAAAGCATGATTCAGACAACAATGTTCTTGAAAAAGTTCAAGTGCTTTGTATGTATTCAACCGATGAATATAAACGTACTTGTTTGAGCGGAACTAATTACAACAATTCCGCTATAAGGATAGACGGTGTAGGTACTGATGCGAACGTGGGCATTGGTATTGCAACCGCACCATCGTATAAGTTGCACGTAGGTGGTACGTTTGGTGTGACAGGCCAGATAACAAGCACCGTTGCGACAGGCACAAGTCCTTTGAGTGTGGCTTCGACTACACTCAATACCAACTTAAACGCCGACTTGCTTGACGGGTATCATGCTACGGAGTTAGCAAGATTGGGATGGAAGTTGTTTACTACATGGAACGCAACATCAGGTACAAGTTGTAGGTGGCGTGAGATAGATGCACCTGCTACATCATCACACAGGGTTGTGTATGATATAGTATCATTCAGATATGGCTATCCGTATATCTCATACTATCGCTTAACATTGTTTAGTTATGGTACAACAAACATTAGTGTGTCGTTAGTGAACTTAGGTACGGCACACAGAAACATTGGGCAGTCAAGAATATGTGTAGGCGTAGCCACGAATGGTAAGGTTTACATACAAAGCGGTAGTACTGGTGGAAACAATTACCTGTATGTAAGGAATATCCTAAGTACGGATGAGGTTAGTGCCGGGACGATACATACGGATTCGGTAGGTGAAGCGGCATTTGGTACTGCTAATGGATTCACGGCGGCAAAAATCATCACCGACACAGGGTATTGTAGAGTAAACAGGAGTACAGGTGCGGTAGATACATCTGGCGACCCAAGCATAACTACATCATTGAGGATAGGTGATGCTTGCATTTGGTGGGATGAGACAAATAATTGCCTTAGAATTACAGGTGCTAATGCTAATGGATTACGTTCAACATCAGTAGCGGTTAATGTGAACGTGAGTGGAGAAGTAAGTGCATTGAAAACAAGTTAAAGACTAATATATGGCATACGATAATGGTATAGTGACGAAACCTGTGAACACGAGCGATGTGTGTTCGGCTATCGGTGAGGACAAGCACCGAATAGGCTATCTGTGCGTGAGTGGGAATATCAACATCTACTCCAAGCACAAGCCAATGCGTCATTCAACGCTTGCGGAACTTACGAACACACAGAAGATAAATGTGAACTGGGGGTATCGAGTGCCTGCATGGGCGAGAATGGATAATGTCGTAACCTACATGATGGCAGAGGATGCGAACGGCGGTACTCCGACCTATCAGAACTGGGACCCGACAAATGCAATCAACAATGAGGACGGGCCATACGTTTACCTTCACTATGGATGGTGGTATCAGCGTCCGAAGGGTGATGCTTCTTCACCTTGCAGAATTGGTGATTTCAACAACTACAACCACAATGCCGAGGGTAGCGTATTCCGCACGAGTGACATTCCAAGTACCATTAGCGGTGCTTTTGATGTGGATTTGTTCGGTACTATCAATATCAACGATACTAATGATGTTGGGAGCAGTACAAGTGCAGGAAATATCGGTTCTTTGGCGAACAAGGCTTTTGCGGTGGGTATCGTCAAGAGCGGAGCAAGTGCCACTACGTTGAAGTTCAAGTCTGCACCTTATGCCTTGAACGGCACGCCCTATTGGACTATCGTACACTTTACGGATAGTGACGTAAGCAAGATATGTACGTCTAACGGCACATACTACCTCTATTTCATGCTGATTGAACGGAACGGGAGTACATATAGCCAGAACTTCGACAGCACGGAAACGGCTACCTATGCTGCGTTATCGGCAAAGTCGCAATGTATCCCTCTGCCTATTGCAAGGGTACAAATCACATATCAGTCGGTTGCTCCTGTCAATCCTATCGGCAATCTTGTATTCACATTCGCAAGTGGCGGCTCGATTGTATATGATTCGACACACAGGAGGTTCAATATCACGTTCCCGCAACTCACGGCAAGGAACACTGGCTCATCACAAATGTCAATCGTTAAGGCGAACTTGTATATGAGCGTGTATTTGCAAAAGATTTCCGATTCGTCTAAACGCTGGGAAAGTGCCAAATACACGATGGGATTATCGGGAACTACTACGGTGGCGGCAAGTGGTACGGCAACAGTATTCTCATCGGCAACGGGAACTGTCAATGACACATCTATTGTTGATTTCTTGGGTAATGACAGCATATCGGACTATGCAATGTCGGCTCTTGTTTACTATCAGTATGGTGGTATTTACTACGATGTGAAATCATTCTCGGAATAACTCTTAAAACTAAAGTATATGAAGAAACTATTTGAGAACATCTTGTTTTGGATTGGCTGGGCATTGGTGATGTCAGCCTTTCAGTTCGGGGCTTTGGTCGGCATGATTGCCGTATTGGTCGTGTCGGCATTCTATATCCTCCGTCGTGGAGATAAGGATGAGGCTGTAAAGTATTATCAGGGCATGAATGCCTTGTTCATCGGTGAAGTAACTGCCCTTGTAATCTTCCTTGTAACGTATTGTTTAAAACTATTATAGAGAACTATTTAGAAGTAAGAATCTTTTAAAGAAATGAATTATGAAAGTTAAAGTTGGAGAAATCGTCAATGTCTATCCCTTAATCATGAAGTCATCGTTCGAGAAGATGTCTGGCAAGGCAAAGTTCCAGATGATACAAATCATCAAGGCCTTCAAGGAGCCTGCCAGGTCATTCGAGGAACTGCGTCAGGATGCGGTAAGGAAACTTGCCGGGGATGACTATCAACAAGCATTACCTAAAGTCCAGAAGCCTAACGACTACAAGGAGGACGAAGTCAAGGAAGCATTGAAGGTAGTCAAGGCAAGCGATGAGGCCTATGCCAAGTTTATGCAGGAAGAATGCGAGAAGGAAGTCGAGGTTGATTATCAGATGTTGAAGGAAGATGACTTCGAGGCATTGCTGGAGGGGAGCAAGGATCTCACTCCACAGGAACTTATGTTGTTGTCTGAACTAATATCTGAATGAAATGATTGAACTGTTGCACTCAATGCATACGATGTATGTAATCGTCGCTCTTGTGAGCATGGTGGTCCTGCTGGCCATGACGATCGACCTGATCTATGGCTGGCGGAAGGCCAAGCAGCGGGGCGAGGCTCATACATCCTACGCTCTGTCCCGGTCTATCAACAAGTTCCTCCTGTATGAGGGTTCCGTGCTGATCGCAACAGGGATAGACACTTTGCTGAATCTTGCCAACCTTTGGGATGTCGTAGGCCTTGCGTTCGGCGGTATCCCTGTCGTGGCTATCGTGATAGGTATATTCCTTTGTACTGTTGAGCTGCTCTCCATGAGGGAGAACGCAGAGGACAAGGTGCGTAAGAACTTTGACAAGGTAGCCCATGCAGCGACCAAGGTGATAGACAAGGATACGATCGTGGATCTGTTGGCTGAGGCTATCAAGAAATCAAAAGAAAAATGAAGTATTTTATTATTTAATGAAGTATTTTACATTTAATGAGCTGAGTTATTCGGCTACTGCACGGAAACGGGGTATCATCAACGATCCGGATGAAGCCCAGAAGGACAATCTCCGTAAGCTGGTGGAGAACCTTCTGGACCCGATCCGTGAACGCTGGGGGAAGCCTATCTTCGTGACATCGGGTTTCCGCTGCCCGGAATTGAACAAGGCCGTGGGAGGTGTCCGGAACTCCGAGCACCTTACAGGGTGTGCAGTTGACATCACCCTTAACTCAAAGGTCGACAACGAGCGTCTGTTCAAGATGATCCGTAACCAGAAGGACTTGATGTGGCGGCAGCTCATCAATGAGGGTAAGGGACGGTGGATTCATATCTCCTATAATGAGGCAGATAATAAGAGACAAGTTTTATTTCTAAAGTGATTGGTATGGTTTGGGTAGGAACTGAGTTGAAGTTTGCCATCGACATTACGGCAAGCGGTTTCTCAATGGAGGACGACGACTTCAAGGTCGTTTTGAAGCGTGGGCAGAAGGAAGTGAAATACTCGAAGTCAGACCTTGTGAAGGACGAGGTGGATGGAAAGTATTACTTGTGCTTTGACACAACTGAATTTGGTTCAGGCGACATATACATCATCATCTATGCTTATGTGCCGGACACAGACTTTTCAGACGGTATCCGCACGGAGATCTACAAGCAGCTGTTGTGTACAGTAAAGAAGTTGTGACATGGGGTGTCTGAACGTAGGAATACAAGGTATAATGCCTTTCGTTCCGGTAATAGGGAGGAAAGGAGGATGTGCGGTAGATACATCGTTGGAGCGTGACTTCAATGCTGCAGTTACCAGGGACGATTTATGCACCATGGCCGTCTCACTGATATGCAAGGTAGGGACGGATACATACATCAGGGTGACTCCTACGGAGCCGTTGTGGATAACTGTAGGTCAAGACCTCACATATACTGTTCATTCAAATACTGATTGGGTGGTTTTATAACAATTTAAAAAACGATATTATGGCTTATGCAAACTGGCTCTCACCGAGCAAAACATCGGGTAATGGCAATGACACGGTGAATGTGTCTGCACTATCCAGTAACACCGGGCGGAACTCACGTTCCACGACAGTTACGTTCAAGGCAGCCAACTGTGACGATGTCCTCAGGACAGTACTCCAGCAAGGCAAGGCGGAGACATCATCTATTCAGTCTACTGCTGCAAGCGAGAGCACCGGTGGAACTGTAACAATCACGGGTACATCCAACTCTTCAAAGCTGACATTCAGCCTTGGCACGGGTACACTACAGTTGTCACTGCCTTCCACCTATACGGCTGCAGGTTTAACGACGAACAACGGTGCTGCAATTTCAGGTGATCCTGGTGCAGTCCAGGAGTATAACTTCTCGATAGCGTTCTCTGTGCCGGCGAATACGGATGTAGGCTCGAAGTCACGGCAGATCATCGTGACGGACAATGCTGGTAATGCCTATATCTGCACGCTTACGTTGGCTGCTGGTGCTGCATATCTGAATGTGTCTCCGGTTTCCATCGAACTCCCTTGGGACGGAAGCTCAAGTGCGTCCTTCACTGTAGAGAGCAATACAAACTGGAGCATTGAGTAATGGTCAAGACGATTCCATGGGATACAGGGAGTGGTAACATCATCCTCAATTATACGGGTGATGGTGATGGTGACATTGTCGTAACATCAGACGCAAATGACCTGAATGTTGACAGGAGCCAGGTTTTGACGATAAAGACATCAGACAACTCAGTTACAAGGCAGGTGACGGTGACCCAGCGGAAGAAGCAGACGGTTATTATCGAAGGTACGTTCAGCGGTCATCCGACAAGCTATGACAGCGACTACTCCGCATACTCGGTGAGTGGCTTGAATCAAGGGTATACGGACAGCACGTCTACCAACTATGCGACTATAAACCTTACAAGGGGTAGTCGGGCGGTGACAGAGTTCTACTATCTGTTTGACACTTCGTCAATACCGGCTAATGCTACGATAAAATCAGTCACTTGTACCGCAAAGTGCTACATCAGCAACGCCAACAACAATCGTGTCCCGACAAGGCAGATACAGCTGTTTTCAGGGACGACTGCCAAGGGTTCCGCACATACGCTGAGTACTTCGACGACTGCTTTCAGTGTGACGGCAGGGACATGGACGAGAGGCGATCTGGAGGATGCGAGGATAAGGATGTATGCGGTACGTGGGACAAGCCAGACGACGACATCCATCTATTTTCGCTTCTATGGTGCTACCTTGGAGGTAGAGTATGAATACGAAGAATAACACAAATAAAGAATGAAATTATGCGTATTTTTACTGTTTTTCTATTCCTGTTGATAGGTATTGTTATCGGAAGCCAATTCTTGTCAAAAAATAAAGAATTTGAAAGAATTATCACAGTTACCGATACCATACCAGACATTCGTTATGATACTGTCAGATACGGCTATCCCGTAGCCTTCTACTGGAGCTACCGTGATACTCTGTTCGTCCATGACACTATCTTGATTAGGGAGGAGAAGGTCTATACGGACAGCACGTATACCGCGTGGGTCAGCGGCTATCAGCCTAACCTTGATTCCATTGAAGTTTATCCAAGAACGGTGACGAACTATATCACCAAGACGGTGACCAAGACGGTGACCAAGACGAAGAAGCCAAAGTGGGTTATCTCAGTCGGTGGCGGAATAGGCTACAACGGGAAGATCGAGCCGTATGTGGGCCTGAATGCCGGGTATGTAATCTGGAGCAAATAACTGTACAAATAGAACTTTTTGTTTTCGTTTCATGCAATTTGAAAGATTCCCAGCCTGGGCCGTGAGGTTCGGGCGGTTTTTGGTTAATAATAGTATAGCCTGCTATTAAAGTGTATTTAGTGTATTTAGTGTATTTAGTGTATTTGGTGTATTTTGGTGTACTCCACCAAAATACACTATTTTTATTACCACTACATTACCCCTACATTCCAATTGTAGGGTATTTGGTTACCGATTTGGTAACCAAATACATCTTACTATAGAGTGTATTACGGTGTACACACCAATACACACCAATACACACCAATGTTACACCAATGTACACACCAATACACACCCTACATTACCCCTACATTACCCCTACAATGGCCCATTGTAGGGTAATCTGTTACCAAAATTTGGTAACAACATACATATTATAATAAGACATAATCAAGCACCTTCCTGTTTGCTTCATCCTTCTTCCTGTCATCAAACTTGATATAGATGTTGGTCACCGAGCTACCGTATGAGTGGCCGAGACATCTTGATATAGTCTCGATGGGTATGTCGAGTTCCGCTGCGATGGTAGCCCATGTATGGCGTGCCCAGTATGAGGACAGCTGGTCGTTCAGCGGTTCCCGTAATTTTTTTCCGCCACGGCCTTTTCTCTCCATCGTCCCGATCTTCTTCAGTTCCCTGTTCATGTGCCGGACGAACTCCAGGTGATCACTGTAGTGATCCAAAGGATTGAGCAGATACTTCTTCCCTTTGTACTTCCTAATGATTTTTTCTGCTTCCGGCTCAACTTTAATGGAGTAGAGCTTGTTTGTCTTGGCACGATGGTATTCTATCCTTCCGTTGACAAGATCTTCCTTCTTCAGGTGCAGAAGGTCACCCATGTTTATACCCATGAGGTAGAATGAGAGCATGAACATATCCCTGTATTTCTCCTGGTACTCCTCACATGGAATGTCACGCAGTTCCTTGAGCTGCTCGATAGGCATTGCCCTCTTCTTCGTTTCCTCATGCTTGATCTTAAACTTCCTGAAGGGGTAGAGTGTGGTTATCTCTTCATCCCTGGCATAGTTGAACACTGTCCTTATGTTCCTCAGGTGGATGGCATAGGCGTTTATCTTCATGGTCTGTGCACAGTAGTCCTCGAACCTTGTGAGCCATTCCCTGTTCATGGTCTGGAAGGTACATTCAGGATCGAAGCTCTTTATCTTCCTCATGGTGTCGGTATAGACTCTCTTGGTTCCTTGGCTGCTCTTCAGGTCGCAGTACTTCTGCATGAAGTCGAGGAAGGTGGTTTTCTTTGCTTTCTTTGGTTTCAGCTTGCGTCCGAAGCATCTTTCCATGAAGAGTGCCTTTACCTGGTTCTTGTCCATCACCTGAAACTTGTCACCGATTTCCATGCTCAGGAGTTGTGCTTCGTTGAGTATGCCGGTCAGTTTGAGGTTACGGATGATGCATTTCTTTTCCCTTCCGGTGAACAGCAGTGTGTCGTCGAAGTCTTCTCCAGGTTCTACATAGAATCCTGTGTTGATTGTAAGTCGGTTGTTGTCGCCATAACGGATGAACAATACAATCGGCTGTCTGTTTGCTTGTCTTTGACGTGAGTCAGTCTTTATTTTAATTGTTGCCATATTAAAATGTTGCTATAAATGTTGTCATTTTCGCCATTCAATAACCGTTAAAACCGCCTAAAAGCGTGGAAGTTGTGACCCATTAACGAAAAAAAGCACCTACAATGTACATTTCTGTACAATTGTAAGTGCTTGATATTCAAAAAGTGATTCCGTTGGGATTCGAACCCAAGACCCACAGCTTAGAAGGTCAGAAGTGTGGTTTTACAATTTTGGATTTTAGGCACTTACAACTGAATAAATGTTAATATAAAAATGTTGCCATAAATGTTGTCATTTCTCACCGAACTTGCTCTTGTAGAGATTAAGGAAGTCATTAGTCTCCTTCTGGCAGAACTCCTGGTTATACGGGAACATTATCCTTACCCTTGCATATAGGTTTATGCGACCTTCGCTGTTCGTGAATGTGTCAATGAATCCGACACAGTTGCAGCATTTGGCGTTGCACCATTTGCGGTATGACTTCAGGTCCTCTTTGGGGATGTATCCAAGGAACTTCCCTTCTGAGGTAACTACTCCCATGGCATTATGGTCTACTGCATTTTCAGGTATAGGTACGACCATCCCTATGAACGTGCCGAGATCTTTATCCGTAGCATGGTAGTTTATTCCGGCGATGGTTGTCTCAAATACATTGTCATGGAGTTCCTCAGGGATACCGAGGTAGTCAACATGATACTCTACAAGTTTTTCCTTCTGTTTTTTCTCTTGTTCTTTCTGCTGCTCTAAATCATCAACTCTGTCATTGAACTTAATGATCATGACAATCATGACAATAATAAAGATAAAAGCTATGAAACATACAAATACTCCTAATCCATCCATAATAATATCAATATAATTGGTTAAACTTAATTATCATACGTTCATTTACCCCTTTTGTTGAGGCCGACAACTTCCCTTAGTACGTCATTCTCGGCTTGAAGCCGGATGATAGTGGTCTTCAAATCTTCATTAGGTATATCTACATTTTGTAGATTTCCCTTAATCATACTCCCTTCACCTGATAGCAGCCAATCTGCAGATATATTCTTACAGTTTGCATAAAGTAATTCATTGTCGAAAGTATTTCGTGCAATCCATGCACTTATTACCTGAGGCTTAACACCTATCATACATGCAAATTGTGACTTATTACCATCGGTATAAAAAGAGATGAGTTCTTCCAGCATCCTTTTCTTGTCCATAATGTTAATGTTTGCAAAATGTAGATATATTTATCTACATTTTGTTGTTTCTAATATACATTTCGTTTACCTTTGCACTATAAAGTTAATAAATAAACAATAAAAACAAAACAAAATGGCGAAAAAAGAGATTACCCCAGTGTTAAAACGGATGGAGGTCGGTGCTGTTGAGTTATGGCCGATAGACAGGACATTGTCGGTAAAGGCGGTTGCGTCAACATTGGCAACAGTATTCGATTGTAAATACATAACCAGAGTAAACAAGGACCAGAAGGTCATTGAGGTTAGGAGGGTTAAATGAGGAGGCAAGGGAAATACCAACAGAGTGTAGATGTCGATACGAGGATCCGGTATGTGGAGAAGCGTTGGCTCTCCAAGGATGAGGCCAAGAGTTATCTTGGCTGCTCGGACGACTTCCTTGCAAGGTTGAGGAACGAGGCATTGGTGTCGTTCAGCCAGTTCGGGAAGATGATCTGGTACGACTTGAAGAGTATTGACAGGTTCTTGGACGCGAACAAAGTGATATGAATTAACATCGTACATCTTTTTTAGATAGAGGTGGTTTTTTGAAATCATTCTTTGACGGTGGTTCGTGAGGATAGCCGTCATTCGGGGAAGACAGGTGTGAGATTCTTTTCATGGTCATAATGGTATTATTTAAAAGTGAGCGGGTTCGATTCCCGCCTTCCCCACAAGTTCTCAAGCGTGAGGACAAATAAGAGAGGATAAACCGTAATAACAATTATTGTAAGTGCTACCCTTCCTCCTGTGAAGGCCGAAGGGGTTAAGGGCTGGAGGCTCATTCGGTATTGAGCAGACCTGCAACGGAGCATGGTTCGATTCCATGCCGGCCCACAAGAAAAATATTTGACATTTAGTTTGTATCCGCCTACGGGAGCGACTGAGACTATAAGTCTGATATATAGATTGTAAGGAAAAACGATTAAAAATAAAAATATAAGACAAATGAAAAAGGCAGAAGAATTATTTGAGGTGTTTGCTATCATTGTTGCGATGTTGTTCTTCGCAATCTATATGTGTGAGAGTGTTGCTCACGGATCATGGCTGCTGGCCTTGGTGTTCGGTGTAGGTGTTTTTGCGGTGGTGATGGCCATCCGTCAGACGATAAGTGAGCGGAAGAAATAAAGTCAGGTGACAACTAATTAAAGTTAAGTGATATGTATTTTTTAGTCAAGGTAAGTTACGAGAGCATGACTCCCTCCGGCTCCATGAAGAAGGTGCGTGAGTCCTATGTGATTGATGCGGTGAGTTTCACGGAGGCTGAGGCACGTACGATTGGCGAGCTCCAGCCCAAGATAGACAGGGAACTGGTGGTGGATGCCATGTCGAAGGTGTCATTTTCAGGGATCATCCGGACTGGCAAGGAGCGTTGGTATAAGGCAAAGCTGAACTACATCACCATTGACGAGAGGTCCGGCAAGGAGAAACGCAAATCAACATTCATGCTTGTTGAGGCTGACTCCGTCGAGGATGCAAACAAGATCATTGTCGGTTTCATGGGAATGGCCATCAGCCAGGAGTATGAGATTGACACAATCGGTGACTACAAGATCGAGGAAGTGTTCGACTATACCCAGGAGAAGGAAAGCGAGGAAACGAGATGAGGATTCTTGCTGAGATAGAGATACCGGAAGGTAGCAGGCATCTTCAGATATGCCAGGAGGTGAACGGCCCAATCATCATGATATTCCCGGAAGAGCAGAGGACAGTGTTCATGTGCCGGGAAACGGGACAGGAGGAAGAATACCCGAAGGAGGGTGACTTTGCCATCCTGTGGAAGAACTGGCAGCCGGAGAAGGCGATTGTCGCTGAGGTGGAGAACATCATCAGCGGGATATACTTTGCCGGAGCGAATGAGGAGTATGACTGTGCAGTTAAGTTCAGGGACTATGAGCAGTATCGGAAGATCAAGGACAACGGGAAAGAGGTCGGATAGGCAGCGTCTTGTCCAGAGGCTGGACCGTATCTTCTCCAAGTACATCCGCCTTCGTGACATGATACCTGAGACGACGCTGTTCAGGTGCATCAGTTGTGGACAGGTCAAGCCCATCAGCCAGGCTGATTGCGGTCATTACATCAACCGTTCACACATGATGACGAGGTTCAGCGAGGTGAACTGCAATGCCCAGTGCAAGCAGTGTAACCGCTTTGACGAGGGGAACATGTCCGGCTACAGGTATGGGCTGATCAAGAAGTACGGTGAGCGGCAGGTGCAGTACCTGGAGTCTCTGAAGACTGAGTATAGGAAGTATGAGCCGTTTGAGTTGGAGGCTCTGTGTGATCATTACAACAAGAAGATTGCCGAGGAACTGAAGAAAAGGGGACTGAAGATATCATGCTTGACAAAATGATATTCAGGGCGAGGATAGACGACTCTCTGGTTCCTGGCATAGTGGACTCGTTCCACCTTCAGCGGTGTACCGTGGAGAGCAAGGTGTTCTATGAGTCTTCTGCATACGGGAACTTCGATGCGTTGTTCATCCGTATCCGTGACGGGACCATCCAGGTGAAGTGCTCGGTGCATAAGATGTATGAGAAGCAGCAGGGTGGCTTGCTGGACAACAGTAGGACATACCGCCTGTCACAGGCAAGGGACATGATAAAGAGCCTGTTCGACACGATGTGCATCGAGTACTCCAAGGTGAGGGTGACATACTTCGAGATAGGGCTTAACATGCGGATGAGCAATGATCCGCTGAAGTACATTGAGAGTATAGACTATGTCGGTGAGGCTGAGGCCCGTGAGCTGTTCAACGATGCGAACTTCCAGAAGAACCGGCAGAGGACGACTGAGAAGAGCCGGACGAAGAAGAAGGTGTTCAAGATCTATGACAAGACGTTCGAGGCACAGGAGAAGAGGAGGACTGCAGAGGACAACATCCTCCGTTTGGAGACCGTCTACAAGAGACAGGACATTCGGCTGGATGAGTTCCTTGAGCCGTTCTTCTTCAACAAGATTGCCAACCGGTTCTGGCTTGACTGGTATGCAGCCACGTTCAGGCGAGAGCTGATAGCGGACAAGGGCATTAAGCAGAGCCAGCTTGAGAAGGCAAGGGAGATACTCCGTTACGGTAAGGACGAGTGGCTGGAGATGAACAGGGAGTCATACAGGTCAGGAAGGATCACCCGCAAGCAATGGGAGACCATCCGCATATTTGCCAGTGCATGGCCGTCTCTGAAAGTGCGTTTCTGCTGTCCTCCAGGCGGTTTGGAACTGGAATATAAGGAGAAATTATTGAAAGAATTTCAGATAGGGAGATTATGACACTATATGGTGTCATGGTTAATACGCTAAAAAACAAGTAATTAAGATGGAAAAGGTCGAAAAAAGAGTGGATTTTAACACTTTAGGGTGCTTATATAGTACCCTGAATATTAAGGTAACTTGTCCTATACAGCCCGGTAGGGGTGTCGGGTACGACCCAAAAGGAGGCTGCAATGGATAGGTACTTGGTAGAGGTGGAATGGAAGACGAGAAACCCTTTGCCACAGCAGCCGGTACGTGAGAAGTACGGGATATTGGCTGGGACTTCGATCAACTGGCGTAGCCTTGTTGAGGCTGACGATGAGAAACTGGAAGAGATGAGGGCTGACGATGCCTTCTCATTGGTAAGAATCATAAAAAAGTTATAACCATGGAAAGAGATTATAGATGGAAACGGTTCAGGGATGAATACCCACAGGCAGGGAGAAACATTCTGAGGGCTTACGTGAATGAGCTTGGAGGGATAACCTACTATGCTGACACGGCGTTCGATCCTGACAAGATGGCGAAGTACGACAATATACTCCGTCGTGAGGAGATAGCTCCTGTATCATATTGGTGGCGTTACTTCGATGAATTAAAGCTTGACGGGAATGAGTGATCTGTTGGACATGTACGATACTCTGGAGAGTCACCAAGAGAGTCACGGCAAATCCGTGGAGGCTTTGAAGGAGGCAAAGAAGATGGAACGGCAATTGGCCGGTAAGTTAAAATACAGAAAAATCATGAACGGGTACGTGCTTACGACACGTCCGGAAAATTTTGACGAATATGAAAGCAAGTGATGGTTTCAAAAAGACAATCGAGAATTATCTGAGAGTCCGTGCCAACACGGATGAACAGTTCAGGGAGAGATTTGAGGACAAGAAGAAGAGCATAGACGAATGCATCAACTTCATCTTCAATACGGTGAAGGCCAGCGGATGCAACGGCTTCGATGACGAGGAGATATATGGCATGGCTGTCCACTACTATGACGAGGACAACATACCTGCAAGTTACCTCAAGAAAGTAAGGGGCAACGTGGTGGTAAACCACCGGGCGGAACTCACGGCGAAGGAAAAGGCAGAGCTGGAGAAGAAGGCAAAGGAAGAGTATTACCAGGAGTGCCTGAAGAAACAGCGTGAGCAGATGAAGCCGAAAGCGAGAAAGATAGTGGAAGTTGAACAGCCATCATTGTTCGGTTGATATGTGTTTGTCGGCTTATAGTTGTGGTCCTGTCAAGGAGGTGAGGAACTCATCAGCAAGGACGAGGATTGAGCGTGAGGTGCTATCAATGGCCGTTGAGCTTCCTAAGGTAACGGAGGCACAAAAGAAATGGGGATTCTCCCTCTTCGAGAAGAGAGGAATCTACTGGAAGTCCGGTGAGGTGTGGTGCCAGTGCTGCGGTCATGTAGACAAGGTTGAAAAGAATGAGCTGGCGGTGTCTCTGGATCTTGAGTCGCATGTGTGTCCAAACTGCGGAGCTGTGCTGAAGACCGTGCATTGGAGCGATACAGTTGGCTATGAATCAAGACGGGAGAAGGATGAATATAAGGAATTTGTCGTCATCACAACATACAAGGATTGGAACGTGTTCCGATGCTATGAGATTGAGCGTTATAACAAGTATGGGAAAAATAATACTGAGGGGAACAAGACCAGGTATTATATTCGTGAGGTCTTCCAGCGGTGGGTGTCTCCTTCAGGGAAGGAGGTGATTGTGAGCAAGTCATATTACCGTAGCCCGTTTGCCTTCCGTTGGAACTATAACAGCGAATGGAGGATTAAGAAGCACAACGGAGGAGGTAACGGATATTATCTGTACGAGGATGTGTACGACCTGTGCAATGGACGTATATATCCTCGGATGAGGGTGACGGGACTTGCAAGACGTAACGGATGGTCAAACGGCCTTGCGAGGATGGACGACATGGACCCAGCGGTGGTGTTGGTCAAGCTGCTTACAAGCCAGACAGCGGAGGAGCTTGCGAAGACCGGACAATGGACTGTGTTAAGATATTGGATAAACACAGGTTCTGGGTGGAAGGACGCAAGCTCATGGATTCATGCCATCAGGATATGTAATCGTAACCATTACATCGTGAAGGATGCGTCGATGTGGTTCGACTATTTGGATTTGTTGAGACACTTTGGCAAGGACACGCACAATGCACACTATGTCTGTCCGGATGACCTGCAGGAGGCACATGACAGGCTGGTTCGTAAGAGACAGGAGGAACAGCGTAGGAAGGAGGAAGAAGAACGGCGTAAGCTGATAGCCAAGTATGAGAAGCAGTATTACGATCATCGGAAGAACTTCTTCGGTGTGTCATTCTCCGACGGTACGATTGTCGTGAAAGTATTGAACTCGGTGCGTGAGATTGCAGATGAAGGCAAGGCGATGAGACATTGTGTGTTCACCAATGAGTACTACGACCATCGGAAGCATCCAAGCAGCCTGATATTATCTGCAAGGGATAACGATGACAACAGGATTGAGACGGTTGAGGTGAACATCAATACCTGGAAGATAGTCCAGAGCCGTGGAGTTTGCAACAGTAGGACGGCCAAGCATGAGCAGATCTGCAGGCTGGTTGAACAGAATATGTTTAAACTTAAACAGAAAGCGATATGAAGGCGTTGATGAAGGCAGTGCTTGAGCTGTTTATATTAGGCTTGATTGTCTGGTTCCTGATGGCAGACGATACGCTGACAGCTATAAAGCTGGGATTTGTGATAATGCTATTGAGCTATTATTTGGAGGGCTGATTATGGGATATTATCTGGAGTTAGGGCCTGAGATACCTGCGAGGAATCGTGTTAACGGGCAGTTCAACAAAGGTGCTGCAGCTTGGAACAAGGGAATGACATGGAAGGAGATGGGCATAAGCAATGACGTTCAAAGTAGGATGCGTGCCAACCTCACTCTCGGCAGGAAAGGTCGCCCAGACTTAGGCGGTTGGAACAAGATAGAGGTGGTAGCCATGGATGACGATGGGAACATCATTGCTTGGTTTGAGTCGGCTTCCGATGCGGAGAAAAAGACAGGGATAAGTAAGAGGAACATTAACCACTGCTGTCATGGCAAGCGTAAACATGTAGGTGGCTATAGATGGAAATTTTTTAGTGAGATATGATTGATTACGAAAAGAAATACAAAGAGGCTCTTGAAAGAGCAAGAGAATTTCAAAAAAGTAAGGATGGATTATGTGTACTTACGGCAGAATCTATCTTCCCCGAACTTGCTGAGAGTGAGGATGAGAAGATAAGGAAACGTCTTATTGAGTTCTTCAAGGACTGGGGAGAAACAAAGAGCCACTGTTGGGGCAAAAGTGTAAACAAGATTCTTGCCTGGCTTGAAAAGCAAGGTAAAGAATCAAGTTGGAAACCAACTAAGGAACAATATGAAGCCTTGGATTATGCCTATGATAGTTGCTCTGATACTGAATATGAAGGTGTCTTGGAGACATTGATAAAAGATTTACATAGGCTTGAAGAAACCTGCTTGGAGTGATGAGGTAAGAAGTGAGGGAGGAAGATTGTAATGGAGCGGATATGTTGTAATTGTATATACTTTGAAGAATGCCAGGAGAGAGCATGTTTAGTCGATGTCAGGGAAGATGATGCGGCATGTGATGATTTCGAGGAAGAAAAAAGGTAGGGATGAAAGGGAGTTTATTTTAGTAGAAGTTTCGTTTAATTCTGAAAGGCAGGGAGGTTCGATTCCTCCCCATCCCACACGATGAGAAATTAGGGTAATCCTAAACAACACAAATGAAGAAGATGATTTCCATCCGGTTTGATGAGCGTACGCTGATGTTGCTCGATGAGTTATCTCAGCTTACGGGGTCAAGCCTTTCC